CGTTGATGTATCTGGTGGCGAAGTAGAATAGATTTAGAAATATATATATGTTTATCTTATATTTTTTTATATATATAGTTTATATAACAAGATGCTTACTAATATTGACCTTGAAGAATTATGCGGTAAGATGGATATTCCCCTTGAACGAATATGCTTTAAAGACCAGTTAAAAGACCAAACATTAGTATACAACCGCTCATACATTATCAATATGGAGGATGAATTATCCGAAGATGGAGATAGAAATAGTGGCAGTCACTGGGTGGCATTACAAGTAAATAAAACAAAAAACGGAGCTATTTTCCCTATGTATATGGACTCATACGGAGTTGCACCGCCTACTGATGTGATTGATTTTGTTGGGAAATTTGTTCCCTATAATGTCAAGGACATACAGAGTATGATGGCGGACTTCTGCGGGTGGGCGTGTTGTGCTTTTTTGTATTACATTAACACATATCCAGATAGAACCAGAAACATTAATGTAGATTCAGCACACTTTTTAGAAATGTTTGATGACCTTAACACATCTTGTGATTTTAAAAAGAACGAGTATATACTCAAACTATTCTTCCAAAGCACAGATAAGGAAAATAGAAAACCCGTTGATGTTGGGCTTGATCCTAACAATATTTCAAAGGACGGAGGGGCTATTCATATCCCCACACATTTAGGAAAAAAACTTTAATAGCATTTTATAAAAAAATATAGAGAGATGGAGAGAAAACACACCATAATAACATTAAATATTTTTTATTGTTATTAAAGATAAAAATTGATTGTAAAATTGATTGTAAAATTGATTACATACATTTAGGAATATTATATACACATATAAATAATTAAAGTTATTTAAAGATAAATTAATATATATACCTATATTATATAAGATGACCGCTTTAAATGTTGTTTCCACCTTTCCCAGAACTTCCCCCCTTAATGACATTACATTAAGAGAACCGATTGACGAAAATCTACTTGATAAGTGTATTCATAGCGACCTTTTGGTTACACATTATAAAGATAGTAAATGGTTTAAAGACGAAAAAACACATTTACAATCTTTTAAGAAGAGTGTTTATCACGATGAAGCACTTGTTAAATACACATTCAAGGATGGTTATAATTTTGGGCGTATGAATGTTGTTAAATCACGAGGATTACATTCAATTCGCAGAGAAACAAGACATACACTCGTAAATGGTAAGATGGTAGATGTAGATATGGAAAACGCACATTTAAATCTACTATTACAAGTTCTTCAACATAACAATTATGATGGTGAATATAAATGCATAGAGGATTATGTCATTAACAGAAAAAAATGGTTTGGAATTGTAGATAAAGCATATCGTCTATCCGAGTTAGATGTTATAAAAAATAAGAATAAAACAATTAAAGATATAGCCAAGAACCTTGTTCTACGCATCACTTATGGTGGTTCAGTCAAGGAATGGATTAGCGACTGGGGTATTAAAGTTTCTAAAATGCCGAAAGAAATTGCTTCCCTAATCACAGAAGTTGGTAAAGTATTTGAATATATTTGCGAGAAAAATCCCGAACTACACTCATTTTGTATGGAGAAAAATATAGAAAAAGGTAAAAATTATAACCATCTTGGAACTACTGCTTCATGGTTCTTACAAGATAAAGAATGTCTGGTTTTAGAATCCATGTATGAATATTGTATTGACAACGGATATATTCAAAATGACATTTGCTCTTTATGTAATGACGGGATTATGTTGGAAAAACAATATTATAATTCTAAACTATTGACAGATATGAATGTATATGTTAAAGAAAAAACTGGATTTGATATGGTATTTGTAGAAAAACCACTCTCTGATGGATATGAAGATATTTTGGACGACCATATCATATTTGATTATTGGACGAGAGATATTACAGATGGTGTCTACGCTGACTATTTCAAGATGTTATATTATAAGCAATTCATTCATAGCAGCGGTTCGTCTTATTTCTATAATGGTGTTTATTGGGTAAAGGATGATTCTGGTAAAAACATTATGGTAAATAACAAGATTGATACTGATTTTAAAGAACACATTTTAAAAAAATCAAAAAGTGTTTCATACAACCTTGATAAAGATTGGAAAGCATTTAAAAAGATGGGACAAGATGAAAATATTTCAAGCAAAGACCTAAAATTAAAAAACGAGGCAATTGTTAAATCATTTGAAACTAAATATTATTATAAAAAACCAGAAGATACTGATATTGATACACATTTTCAGATATTATTAAAAAATATTCATAATTATATGTCAAATATAGAGAAATACCTTCGTAATGTAGGAACACGAGACAGATTGACAAAAGATGTATGTAGGGTTCTTGATAATAGTTGGATTATGTTTGATAATAATCCGTTCCTATTAGCGTTTCGTAATAAAGTATATGACCTTGAAAAAAGCGAATTTGTTGCACCCGAGTATAGTCAATATATTTCTCTGACTACTGGATGGAATTGGGTAAAAGGATATAGTAGTTCAAATAAGGATAGGTTGATGGGTATTATTGATATGATTTTCCCCGACCCCGATGTTAAACAGCATTATCTTACGATGCTGTCTACTGGTTTATATGGTGCGGTTATACAACATTTCTTCGTTGCCAAAGGCGTTGGAGGAAACGGGAAAAGTATGTTAAATGGTATGATGATGAGAACTATTGGAGAATATGGTTATAAACTTCCGTCGTTGGCTGTATCAGCACCGATTAAAGAAGGGGCTAATCCTACAATAGCTAATATGAATAATAAAAGGTTCGTGTTAGTCCAAGAACCAGATAAGAAAAATAAAATAAATACTTCCACGATTAAGGAATTAACTGGCGATAAAGCGATTAATTGTAGAACCCTATATAGTAAAGCGACAACTACATTATTGAAACTCACATTTTGTATGGAATGTAATGATCTTCCACAATTAGACGAAAGTGGCGATGCGATGGCTCGGCGAATAGATGTTACACCATTTGATAGTATGTTTATGAATTCACACTTATACGAGGGTTTAACAAACGAGGAAAAAGCTACTGGTAAATTTCATCTTGCTAATCCCTTATATAACACAGATGATTTTCAAGACAACCATAAACAAGCGTTAATGGAAATATTAATGCATCATTTTAAAGTATTCAAATCTAATAAATTTATTATTAAACCACCAAGAGCCGTCATCCAAGAAGCGAGTGAGTATCTTAAATATTCTGATGACTTTTATGGTTGGTTTAGTAATGCGTTTAAGAAGAAAGAAGGATGTCATATTTCATTTAAGGCAATATACAGACACTACTCTAATAGCGACTACTTTTCAAACTTAACAAAATCGGATAAACGCAAACATAACGCAAAGTTTCTTAAAAATACAATTCTTAATAATATGTTCTTGAAGAAACACTTTAAACAAGCGAGGAGAGTATATTGTGGTCTGAAATTAGAAAACGATTCAGTTGTTGGATATGAGTATACACAGAATGGAAACGACGATGACAGCGATGATGAAGATACAACAGACAACGCCGATGAGAATTAATATAGTGAATATAATTAGATTTTATAAATAGATTTTTTATTTATAAAATTTCGTAGATATTAGAATAATATATATTATTTTTGAACTTAAAGAACAGCGTGGAATTGAAAAATACCATTTTTGACACAAAATACCATTTGTTGCCCGTATTTCATAAACTATATATATTATAATAATAATTTCTTTTTTTTTTATAGAGAGTTTATGAAATACGGGCAACAAATGGTATTTTTTGCGAAAAATGGTATTTCTGAAAAAACCAACAAAACCAACAAAACAACAACAAAACAACAATAAAAGATGGTGTTCCACATCCGCTATACAGAGTATGATGTGAGAATTTTATAAATATAAAAAAATATATATAAAATTTAAAATGATCCTTCTATGAAATCAAAAAAGTCAAATCTTTCATCTGTATTTTCTCTGGTGCAAAAACGATTCTTAAAGATGATGAAATAATACCTACCACGCCATTTTTTCACACTACACACAACAATCTTATAGATATAGACATGCTTCTCCTCATACAGCTTTTTCAATCTGGGTGGGGTGAGTGCTGAAAGACAATTAGCGTTCCCCAGAAAAGCAAACCCTTTATTAGTTTTTCCAGCAAAATAATCAGCCAGTTTGTAAAAAGCGTTTATCCTTTTTGTTGCACCATCTTCCCCGTCTGGTTCTTCAAGACGAAAAGGTGGGTTAGTTATGACCCAATCAACCGATGTAGAACTTAAATCAACGCTTCTATAATCAGTTCCATCCCGTATTTCAGTTGTTATTAAGTTTTGATTATCGGGAAATGCTCTAACGAAATTCCCTTCACCAGCAAATGCTTCAAAAACCACATCTTCTGTTGTAAGATTGGGAATGTGTTTAACAAGTTCTTTACAAAGGGGTTCGGGGGTTTGATGGAAATAATAAGCTTCGTCTTTTGACATTATATAATAACAACATATAATTATTATCCTAAATACAATTCATATTAATATATTCTATTTCGTCTTCTGTAATTTTAAAATAGTCATATATTTCTTGTGGATTACCCGAGTATTCTATTGCTGGTAGTGGGAAACTTTTTAATATTTTAATGTTATTGAAATTACCATAACGACAAATGTTATTAATAAAAACATATAATGGGTGTTGTAGTATTTGTAAATATCTCTCTGCTTGGTCTCTGTCATTACACATTATAAACATAATTGATTGGGTCATTCCACAATTATCAATAAATAGTTTATATTTGTCTGTAAGAGAGATGAATACTTTAAAACCATCTTGATACTTATGTGGTATTGATGCGTATACTATTTGTTTCGGTGTATGAATTAATTTGTATTTATACACATCTGTTTTAGTATCATTTATTAAATGTTTTTTTGTGGTTTTATGTAAATCACTACTGGTTTGACAAGCGAATTTCGTGAGTGCATCATTATCAATAGTTTTTGAAAGTATATTTTGAACCATTTGAGAATACAATAATGGAATGTAATTGCGTTTTTGCGATACAACTGAACCAATATACTCTGTTTTATTCCATATACCAGATACATTAATGTTTTTATAAAAGGGGCAGTTTTGGATAATATACCAAGTGAAACTTGAACCTATTTTTTTAAAATATTTCTTAGCAGAATGAATATCTAAATGAATAATTTGTAATGCTGTAAGTTTTTCAATCAATACATTTCTATTGGAATACGACAACCAGTTATTAGGTGTAAGAAATAATAAATACCCATTAGGTTTTAGTTGTGATAATGCTGTTTCAATAAAATCTTTTATTAAATTGTGATTTTTAGAAGCCCTTTTACCATTATCCATTAACTTTGCATAAGGAGGATTTGCTACTATTAAGTCGTATTTTTTAACATTTTCAAATGTAAGGAAATTGTGGTTAGATATTTGTAAATCGTATGTATCTCCACAAAACACATCACGAACATTTGATAATCTCTCTTCGTTAATATCATTAAACTCTAAAATCTGTTCCAATATTGTCTTCTTGTCGTGATGTTTTAACAACTCAAATAGAATGGGGATATGGAAGTTTCCATTACCACAACAAGCGTCTAATATAGACATATTCTCCCTTTTCCATAACTCAATCGGGATTTTACTAATCATTTCATTAATACAAGTTATAGGCGTGGGTTCGTCATTAGATGATTTATAAGTGCTTCTATCTGTGTTTAATGTTTCATCATAATATTTCTGTAATTCACTAAATGAAGCGTCAATAGTTATTTTAAACATATATTATATAGCAATATTAAATATATTAAAGTTAATAGTTTAAAATTATTATATATATCTATTATATAAAATGCCATTTGGTTTAGCAGATTTTAAGAAAGTAGAAAATGTGGATAGATTAAGAGTTATTATAATGGATGATTTAGAACATTATCCACTCAAACCATTCAAATCACTCAAACCGAGAGAACAAAAACGATTTAATGTAAAGTTGAATGAGTATATAGCAAAACTCCCCGATTTAGAAGAAGAATGGAATATACAATTACAACTTGACTTTAACGAGATATGTCAACGGGAGATTTTCACGGAAGATTTTGATCCTAATAAAGTAGATATTATACGGGGTGTCTATAAGGAAACCGAAGCCCGACTTGATGAAGAAGATGAAATTCGTCATAAAGAATATGCCGACAAGAAGAAGAAAGAACACGAAGAATACCTATTATTGAAGAAAGAACAAGAAGAAGCAACAACAGAAATAGCAAAAGAGTATGATAGTGATGATGAATAAGTAAATATAAAGTGATTTTTAGTGTAGGAATGTAGATATATGAATTTTTTAATGTATATATATACTATAACGATGTCTATTCCGAGTGGCGTCAAACCCGCTGATTTAGCGAAATACAGAGAGACCTATATGGCTAATCTACGATTGAAGATGGCGAACATCCAGAAGTCCGCTGATGCTATTAAAATCTTAGGAGAAACTGGCGAAGTAGTTAAGATGAGAGATGATACACGAACTGCAAGCGAGAAGCGTGGAGATATTCTGACTATGAAAGTAAATGTTTTAGGAGATTTATACCAAGTCACAAGCCCCGATGAAGCGGAAAGAATTGTTGCGGAATTAGATGATACAGAACTAACCTTTTTAAATGATGCTATGAAACTTATTGTCCCCGACATTCAAATTAAATATCGTCAAGGAGTTCCCGCACCTATATTTGTAGCATATTTAAGACAGATGATGAAGAACGCTGAACGAACATTAGGCGTAAGATATGGTCTTCAAACGGGTAGAGCAGAGAACGCCCTTTTAACTGATAAAAATATTATATCTACGCTTGTGAATTTTGAAACACTTGATAGATTGGAAGATGCTGTATCTGCTGCTGTGGATAGTCCTATGAGAACAAATGTCTTGGAATATATTTCTGTTCTCCGTAGACAAATACCTACCCGTGAAGAATTAAAAAATTTAAGAGATTTTCCCAGTCAAAAAGATATTAGAGCGTTGTTGTCTAAGATGCTTGATAATGTGCCTTCAAATAAAGATATTCTGCGTCTTACAGAAGAGTTGGAAGGTGCTGTTTCCCGTAGAGATTTAATGGATACTGACAATCTCCTTTTAAAAATAGGTGAGAAAATCAAACTGCCCGAATCTGATATTGCTGAACGGGAAGCACTTGTAATGTTAGTTAAGGAAGAACTTGAAGGCGGTAATTTCAATCGTCCTTTACCCGAAGCCGAAGCGGAACTCGTAGGAGGCGAATCAGCATTATTTACACCAGATTCATTTAGAGAGTTAAAAGTATCCAAACAGAGAGAAGTTTTAGAGAAACTCCGTGTTGCTGGTGATATTAAGATGGGTAAAACACTTCTTAAACGAGCCAGTAGTGCATCCATGAACGCTATGTATTTAGATTGGTATAACCGACAACCTACGGCAGTCATTAAAGCAGTTGCTGCCGATACATCAACTATTGAAGGTAGTGGAATGGCACTCCGTCCCGTAAGAAAATATGATATGGGTAAATATGGATTTCATAAATTCGGCACGAAATATATCCGTAAGGACGATTTAAGGAATGGAAAATTATGTATACGACAACCATCAAATCAATCTGTTATAGGATTACCCGTTCAGAGAATTAGCAAAAAATTAGCAAATATCTTAACAAGTATTTTAGAACAAGGAAAACCCGAGTATAGTGATTTAGAAGAATTGAGCGAAGAAGATAAACTATTACTATCTACAATTTCATCAACAACTAAATTAGGGTCCAAACTATCCTTACCTACGCCAAATAAAAGTAAAAACGAAAAGGAAGAACATCGTTTCCAAGTGTTAAAAGGTCAAATTTTAGCTGGAAATGACAGCCCACAAATAGTTAAGGAACTTAAAACCTTATTGATGAAGTTTATGAACGACCGCCGTCTGTGTAAAACAGAAGTATTGTCTATATTAGAAACCCTTGTTTCTATGGGTTATTAATTTAGGAAACAATTATAAATAAATATATCCTTATTATATAATAATGGCTTCTTCATCTCATAATAATAGTGGTTCTCACACTCTCGTTTTGAATAAGGATAATTTGGTTGCAGATGGTAAGAACTCCACTTTGGTTTATAAGTTTCCTACATCAGTCCAGTTTAAAGACGAACAATTAGCAATAGCACAACTACAACTATATTACTCGTGGGAAAACATTAATGATTCCCCCCTCAATAACAACTCATTTCAGTATCAGTTCCCGACTGCCGTTGGTGGTTATACAACTCACACAATCACAATTCCTAACGGACTTTATGAAATAAGCGACATTAATTTTTACTTACAAAGTCAAATGATTAGCAACAATCACTATTTAGTAAATTCCAGCGGTCAATATGTCTATTATTTAGAACTAAAAGTATCACCTACCGATTATGCTATTGCTGCGAACATGTATAGCGTTCCATCCTCACTACCAACAGATTACACAAACCCAGCAAGTATGCCCTTTTCTGCTGGGGGACAGACCACCAAATTAATTGTCCTATCAACCAACAATTTTAGCGAAACAATAGGATTCAACGATGGGACATATCCCGCATCCACACAAACATCAGACCAGACACAGAAATCGTCTGATTTCACACCAAGAAACATACCATCAGTTCAACCTAACAGAAACATCATAGTTACTTGCACGGGAATTAATAACCCCTACGCTAATCCCCAAACCAAAATATTTAGCATAGCACCAAATGTAGCTATTGGTGGTTATATTGATTACAGCCCTCCCGAATTTCTTTATAATGATTTAGCAGATGGTTTTTTTAACGAACTCCGTATACAACTTTTAGACAAGGAAGGTGTTCCTTTAACAATTTTAGACCCCGATATTACTATTTTATTAACTATTAGGAATATATTAGCGAAATAGACACATATTCATTTTATAATCACTTATAAGTATATAATGAATACAATTTACACATCTGGATTATGTGGTATATCAAATTCTGTAATTTCAAATAGTTTAGGAACTTTCAAGGATAAACCTTCCAAAATAGAAGGAAGTGGTTTAAAAGAACAATTAGACCAGAAATTAAGTAATTTAGATTTAAGTGGTAAAAAAAATAAAAACATCAAATTTTCCGTAGATTAATATATTAAAAGGAAATACTACAAAATATTATAATGGTATATAATATAATGTCTTCCGATAAACTCGTATTTGATATGGCTATGGCGGGTGATTCCGCCACCTCTGTCTTCGTTAAGAAGGATTACTTTAAGGTTTCTGACGACCAGAACGGGATATACACGGGAAATCAGAGCGTAATTCAAACTGCAAGTGCTGCAAACAGCGGTCGTTATATGGATTACAAAAATTCATACATAACTATCCCCCTTGTTCTTTCTCTCACCGCTGATGGTGTAGGAACTGCCTTCACACCCGCAACAGACAATAACAACTTTGCTCTTGGCTTAAAGAATTGGTTTGGATCAGTAATCCACTCATGCCAAGTGGATTATAACAACACCACCGCTCAACAGCTCACATCATTTCAATCTATGTTTAACGCTTTCAAACTCCACACAACCCTCAGTTTAGACGATGTTGCCACACAAGGTGCTTCTATTGGCTACGCCAAAGACAGCTCTCAATCGTGGGGACGCACAGCCGCTACTGGTCTCTGCAATAACCGCAACATTCTCCTCGCCTCTGCCACCGCTGGAAATAACATGGCTACTGGTAATGTAGGGTTCTACGAACGCCAAAAATCTATCGCTTTTGACCCCACACAACTAACCGACACCGATGGTGCTGATGGTCTTGCTTACAGCACTCTCTGCTCTGCTACTAACGCCCAAAATCTTTACCGCAGTC